CGCTAAAGGCGCCAATATCACTGGTGCCATTACCCAGGCGCTCGACGTCCACGTCGTAGCCCTGTTCGCGCATGTCGGTGACGGTCCTTCGGACTCGATGACAAATAAACCTGGCGTCTTCGATGGCCTTGGCGTCACGGTCGATGAGGAACTCGTCGGGTGGTACGTTCTCAATTTTAACCCTGCCCTTTTTGGCATGTCTGGTTATCGCTAGATCATGGGTCAGCTCCGGTAGCTGCTGCATACCCATCTCATCCATGATCGGCTCACCTTCCTTTTCGGTGTGCTCGAGGACTTCAACCTCTTCGTCTGCCAGGAGCGCCTCGAATTCCAATTCATTAAGGTCGTGGTACTCCTCGCGATCTTGCGGGTCACTTTCATCCCACCAGACTTTGACTATGCCCAGCTTCTGCAACAGAGCGTCGGTGATCCAAGTGGTGAAGATGTCGAACCAGTTATTGTCTCGAGTGAGGATGAAATTCACATAAGACGTCGCCTGTTCGGCGTAGGGAATATCGTTTTCTTCTTCGGGGTGAAACTTAACGATCTCGTTCGTACTGGCGAAGATTCGTACCAGCGAAGGTTTGATCCACTCGATGACGTCCTGAGTGTCGGTGGTGCAGACCTGGCTGCGCCCGTCGATCTCGTTGCCGTATGGCAGACCCCAGTAGCGGTCCATCGCCTCGCGACGTTGGTCGGACAGCTCGTCGTCGTTACCCAGGGCGACAGTAACCTCTTGTCCTATTCTCGCTAGTAGTTCTTCGTCAGTAGGTTTTGCCATTCAAATTTCCATAAAAAAAAGCCACCAGTAAGGCGGCTTCGGTTTAATGTTTGTTCGGGTTACTACGCGAGAAGACCCTGTCCTATTCTTCGTTTACGTTTATTCATCGCAAGTGGTACACCTTTTTCCTGTAAGTCCTGGCGCATTTCAGGGGTGATGTCGATGGACCAGATGTCGTAAGGTGAATCATCCAGATCACCGTATTTTCTTAATGCTTCACGAGCCGCGTCCATATTCCCTGGAGTTTCCATAAGAACATCATCAACCCATTTTCCTTCTGAATTGTCCGGCATCTCCTTGTAGATATGCCAAATATCATCTCCATCCGCTTTACCCCCGATATAATATAAAGTGCCATCTTTTGCGGTAGCTGAAGAGGTAGTATGTGATGGAGCTTGCCACTTCTTCGGCTCCACCCCATACTTCTTCAGGAACTTCTTAGCGAACTTGGTGATCTTTTTGTCGTAGAGTTGTTTGTGGAACTCGCCGCCGACTTCGAGATCGAGGCCGGAGTACATCCCGCCTTTTTCTCTGACAATCTTCTCAGCCATTTCCTTGCCGACGTGATCGGAGAGTTCGTCAGGAGTAACATTCTGCAAGTTCTGTGCATGACCGTCTTTGTGGGTCACTGCGAGATTGAAGTTATCTCCAACAGCCTGTGCTTCAATCGAATTTATGTACTTCGCCAGACTGTACCTGTCAGCCTGTACGTCACCTGTTGTCCAGGTGAGGCGCTCGATGGAGGGATCGTTGATGCCTTCCATCAGCGCACGTTTAAACGCGAGTTCGTGCCAATCTTTTTTGTAGGGTGCGTCTGGGACGCCAGTGTCCCCCTCGTCATCAAAAACTTCGTTTTGTAATTGGTTATATTTCACCACCTCATCTGGAGACATATTTTTTGATGTCGCGTACATAGCTAAGTTATGTTGAGGATTAAGATCATACTTTTCCGCTAGTTCTTTGCTGTACGCTTCAAATTCTGCTACTGCTGCATTATTTTGATAACCCTTCTTCTGCCCCTGCTGATGCCAGTCCGATTGGATTTCTTCTATGTGCAGTGCTTTGACACCACCGACATCGCGCTCGTTTGTGCGGATGTGGGCGAGGACGTTGGGTTCATCCCAATGGCCTTCGGTGTAGATTTCCGATTTATCAGTCCAGGAAAAATACGCCCTCAGAGCATTTTCATGAGCTTCTTCAAATGAATTTCCGGCAATCGGATTGCCTACTCCTGTCGGACCCTCTAATGTAAATTTATGTCTTGGATGACCGTCTAACTTAGTGATTCTGTAACCTTCAGGCAATTCTGTTGTTGGCTTGCGCGGCAACTGCACCAGAATCTCTTTCGCGTTACTGCCGCCTGGGAGGTTTAGGTCTTGGCTATTACCGTATTTGGTTTTTGCTACGCTTGCCAAATTCTCACTCTGGTCATCGTATCTACCTAAGTCGGACAGCAATCCCATTATTTGGGGGTCACCAGGTAAATTTTCAGCAAATATGGTGTAACTTCTTAACTCTTGCTCCCAATCAGATACGCTATGCTGCATGACCGACTGCGGTAAACTTAGTCCTGTTAGTTCCATAACCCTGTCACGCAGACGCACACCGGTCGCTTGACGTTTATCCATAACTTCAGCAAGCAAACCAGCTCTGTACGAATCATCTGCCTTAACAGTCTCATCCAGCTCTATCGGGTTCCACATGGAAACCACTTCTTCCTTTGTCAGCGTACCAGGGGCTTCTTCTAACGCCTGGAGTAGTCCTGTTTCCTTCGCCTCTCTGGTTGCACCTGGTTCCTTTTTTAGGTGTGCCAGGTATTGCCCAGATTGGCCTTTACCTGGAGCTGTCGTGAGGGCTTTACCAGAAGGAGAGTAAAAGCCCATCTTGTTGCGGCCACCCATACCACCTCGCCCACCCATGCCCAACATCAGCAACGGCGCTAACTGCTCGTCCGTCACTTCCGGTATGGACAGTGGGCCTAGGCCCAAGTTCTCAGAACCTTGTGAGAGTGACTGACTTAACGCATTCACCTGTGGCGCTAACAGGCCACCGGCCTGTACTGCTGCGTCCTCAATTAATGGTCCGGCTGGATTGAGCGCGCCCAGCAGATGAATTGGTTGGCGATCCTCTGCAAACGCGCCCATACCGGACAGGAGCTGTTCTTGTAGACGCCGAGGATACTTGCCCAAGTATCCCCAAAGACCGTTAGCCCCTGGCGGACCATCCCAAATTCCAGCCACTACACCACCCCTAAGTACGGGTACTTGATCTCACCCTTCCAGGGAGAGTCGCCTTCGGGTACTGCGTAACGGATCGACTGCACTGCATAGCGACATGCGCTGAGTAAGTCGTCACGTATAGGCTGAACCTTTCCCTCTTTCCTGTGATACATGCGTAGCTCTTCAAAAAAATCCGGTAGTGTTGCGAAGACCTTAAAGCGGTCCGACTGCATTCGTTGCAGCATCTCCATCAGTCCGACCTCGATGCTGTTGCCGCCCTTCTTCTCCCCCGTCGCCGGTGGGTTCGTGAAGTGCTCTGGTAAAAGGTTGACACCGTGTACGCGGTACTGCTCCGCGAGTCCAGGGTTACCCATCGAGTCGCGCCGGTTACCGTCATGCGGCCAAGCGCACGGCACCCAGTGAGGTCGCGTGTTGATCGCGAGAGCGTGATCCTCGGGTGTCTTCTGCGACTGCCTGTACGTGTCGTAGACGTAGATGATGTCGTCCTCTTCGTCCCAGGCGATCGCGCAGTAGGCTGTCGGATGCTGCCACCCGAAGTCCAGGCCGGCTATGCGTAGGTAGTGCTCCGGTATGACGAACGGATCACAGATCAGTTTTTCCTCGGGTACGGGGAAGACTAGCCCCGAGCCCAGGCTCGGTCTCCCGTACTTGCGCATCTCCCGCTCCATCGGCGGGTACGCCTCGAGTATCTGCGACATCGTTGACTCGGTCAGGTGGCCTGGTGTCTTCTTCTGTGTTGTCCGAATCTTTTCGCTGGCGTCGTCCCAGCTGCCGTGGCACAGCGCCTGACCTGGGCGCAGGTTCGTGAAGAACTGTGCTGTTGTCTCTGACATACCCGATTCGGGCGTATATGTCATGTAGACCATACCCTTTCGGTCGAGAGTTCTTGTGACTGCCTGGGTGTATATTTCTCTTGGTGGTTCTTCGTCTAGCCAGATCAGGTCGCATGAGCGACCCATCCAGATTTCGTTACCGGTGAGGTACGCCTTAAAGTAAACGTAGCTGGTGCCTCCAGATACGTGACGGATGATCGCCATTGCGACCGCATTCGGGACTCCTGGTTTGCGTTGTGTTTCAACGATGCAGTTTTTCGGGATCATTCCCGTGCCGAGCGCACTTGCATCACCAGGTGTACCAAGCAGCTCTGCCTGGACGATGTCTCTTACCGTTTCTGTTGAGATGCCGCCACACCAGACCGTGACCGGACCGTCGTAGCGTCGTCCTGAATACCACTTTGGGTATAGGCCGGTCGCTGCGCAAGAAGCAATATATGCACCCGTTCTGGTCTTCCCGACCCTGTTGCCTGCACAGAGTATTGCCTGGGACGCCTCGTTAGTGGCGTCGATGAAACGCTGCTGAAACGGGTACGGGTCGAAGAGCTCGATCGCGTTGAACTTCTCGCGATCCGCGATCGCATGTCTGAGTTCGAGCTCGTGGGCAATGTCCTCGGCGGACATGTCCGCAGCGACGAGTGCCATTAGTTCAGCGTGGTGGGAATATCCTCTTTCTCAGGTTCTCCCATTTCAGCAGCTCGCAGCTGCTCGAGTTCTGCGCGAAGCTCGTCGGTTGATTTCTCGACGTTGATGGTCTCGACTTTTTCCGTTGGCTTGAGGCCGGCGCGATCGAGGATATCCCTGGTCGCCTGGAACCTCACCTGTTCCGACTCGCTTTGCAAAGCAAGGCTTTTGAGCTGTCGCAAGGCTTCAGGGACCAGAGACTTTATCTCCGCTCTCGTGCGTTTATCGATCTCTGCCTGGTAGCGATTCTTCAGACAATAACCCTGTCGTCCAGCGCCCTTCTCTGAGTAGCCGGCGGCGAGTGCTGACTGCGTAGCGTTGCCAGATGCGACGAAACACTCGATGAACTTTTCTTGCTGTGGAGTTAGAACTTGTCTCATAAGGTTTTCTTGTTCCTATAAAGGTCGCAGTAAGGAATTACTTATAAACGAAATTTTCCCCCTTAATTTGCAGAGACTATATCGTTTACGTTTTCAAAAAAATAAAAGGGGGTGGGGGGGTCACCCTCAGATCGGCCATTTTTCAGGCCAAAGTGGGAAACAGGGGCTGATCAGGGGGTGATCGATGCTGGCCCTAATTAAGCACCGAATCGCCCCGTTTTGTGTGCTCTGGCCCAAGCACCAGCCGGCGCCAAGGCACGACTTAACATAATAGGGATTATGCGAACTATAAAACTGTTAGGGATCAATGACTTAGCATTTCACCACTGTCGTCCCACGATCTGTGATCGGGACCAATCGACCTCGAGCTCGAATTGTGGGAAATCAGGACGATCTCGCGGAGATCAGGACGTCGTAAAAGTGGGACTTCTGCCCTAATCTCGGACCCTCACATCGTGTGTGTGTGGGTGCTGATTACATTGTTCTTGAGCATAAGCTCTGCTGATGGTAACGTTATACAGGCAACTCATCAGGGCTGTCAAACATTCCCAGCTCTTTCGTTCCAACGATTCACAGCATGACGAATCTCGTAATCGTATTGATCGATCGTTAACTGAGCTCTTCTGAATTTGTCCTCGTGGTATCGCTTCCACCAGGCAACGCCGATGATGAATGCCTTCTGCCCGTGGGTCAACGGATGGTCTGTGTTCGCGACACGCAGCGCCAGCTCGGCAATCTGAATATCAATATCTCGCACGACACCGACCTCGATGTCTTCCTTGGTGCGTGCGGTATATGCAATCTGACGCACCAGCTGCCCCCACACTTCACGTTGCAACCCATACATGTACCTGGCGTACAGTGACACTGCGTGATCAACCTCGGACAGTACATCGGCCACCTCGTGGAAAGTAATCTCAGGTATGCCGCCAGTGCCGCGATGCAAGCTCGCAGCTTTGGCACTCAATAGCTTGAAGTGTTCAAGACTCAGCATCGAGCTCTCTTCGCACCAGGGCGCACCAGGTAGATAACTTCAGGATCACCTGGTCGTGACCCAAGTCAGGCCGCAGCTCCTGGATCGAGATCATCGCTTGCCACTCGCC